CTCCAATCAAACGATCTTCGCCAAACTTATTAATATGTTTTACTAGTTGATCCCACTCTGGTCAATGACTATTAACTCCAACGGCACATTCAGCTACCAACGGATTCATTTGTAACACACGAATAAGGGGTAAGAAATATTTTCTAATACAATAAGTCAAAGCTATGTTGTTACTATAAAATATACGACACTTATCTTTTGCCAATACTTCATCTTTCTTGCAAGCTTTAGCAATTGGATAAGCGCGTTCTCCTCTTTTATAGCACTCTAAGCATCTATCTATTTCCTTCATAATTTCTGGTTTTAATTTTCTGTCGATAACTAAATTTTCATCTATAGTCTCATCTACGTACTTACGCTTCACACCAGTTAAAGGAAATCCAATAGCTGTATTTAACTTTATTGCATCCATAAATTTCTTACCTGGAATACCACACATATTTTCATTGTCTGTTAATGGTCTACAATTATTCCACAATGGACTAGAAAATATAGGTAATAAAGCTGATTTATAATCTTGGACTGCCATCATCAATAAATCAGCTTTATATGGTAAAGCTGGCACTGCTAAGTTTTCTAAGCAAGTTTGCCAGCCATACCATTGTGGTCTTTCGACTGGTGGCCTATATATATTTGGCTCACCCGTAACTTCTGTAACTATCTCATGAATAAGAGAGTGTTTAACATCAGATTTAAATGTCGATTGACCCTTACAACTCCCATAGTATTCAACTTGGGAATTATGTGGCATATAATTCAAAGCACTCTTTGGATGAAGTGGTTCATTTGTTAAGATTTGAGTTCCAAATATTTGAGATTCAAATTTCTCAGCTGTGCCGGTTAACAATACTCCCTCAATTGTCTTGAGGGTGGCAATAGCTTCCTCTACTCTATCTCTATTTATAATACCAGCACATCCTATGGGTTTATCACTATATCCTCCTAAGTGTATACCAGCCAATATAGGTCGTCTATTAGCTATAATTGGTGCTCCGCAAAGTCCCTTAAAAGTATTGATGGTTAAATTATTATAAGTATAACCTCTAAATTCTTTAACACCATTACCTGTATCTGAGATCTTTGCGAGACCTTTAGCTCTAGTAACATTGCCCATTTTGGATCTCCATAACATAGTAAAATCGAATGAAGTGAGTTCTATATTCAATAAATATTTAACAATGTTCTTAAAAGATCCACCAGT